GCCGCCGTTAACGAGAGGCGTTTGTCGATGGCGTCGCCTACCGTAATGGCATTGATAGACTCCTGCATTTGTAAACGCTTTCGTTCCTGGGCGATAATAGCCAGTTCTGCACGTTCCTTTTCAAGATTAGCAACCGTAATCCGCATCTGGCTGTCGAGATTTGTAGCCGCCTTTACTTCATCCTCTACGGAAGCGGCCGACTTACGGGATGCTGCGATCTTTTTCTCTTCTGCCTGGACAACATCTTGCGAAGCCGCTATTCTTTTTTTTTCGGCCGCTATCGAATTGTTTATCTCGTTTATAATCTTATTCTGCGCATCGACGATACCCTTGTTAAGTCCGGAAATCTCTTTTTTCGTATTCTTGATCTGGTTAACCAGTTCGTCGAATCCGCTATCTCCTTTCTGCATGGAATGCAGTTTGACATACAGCTTGTCAAGTTCTTTTTCTAATCTGATTACCTCTTGATAATCAGCCCCTATTTTAAAATAAAGTGATGCCATAAATCCAAATCGTCAATAATGAGGTGTGTTGGGGTAGGAGAAGCTACTTTCGTCCCTGTTTTCGCTTTAGCATATCCTTCCCGGATATTTTTTCAACTTGTTTTTGTGCGTCGCCGGACGAGTAATCGAACCGGATCTTATCGGCACACATCATCAGTAGGTTTTGATAGGGTATCTTTTTTACGGCTTCATCATACGAAATTCCGAGATCAAGAAAAGACGCTATCTGTCCGATCATATTATTGTTTCCCGACTTACTCGTATTGGAACTATTATCCGTAGGACTAAGCTTACACTTAGCGAACATCTCGGTTCCGTTAATCATTTCTCCGCACGCTTTCGCGGCCTCGTACAGTTGGCTGATAGTAGCATATCTACGAATGAATTTGTAGGCCAGGAATGCTCTTATATTCCTGAATATGCCGTGCCGGGTGACGGCAATGGATACGGCTTTGCATAGGCTATCCGAATTATTGTCTATCACGCGGAACCATAATATTTTCTCCAAAGGGAATGACGTTTCCGAATATTTTTCTATCATCAGGCATATATCCCAAATGACAAAAGCATATATCCGGAACCAAAATCTGCCCAATGTTACCCTTACGTAATTATTGCGCCTTACCGCCTTCGATATCAATATTGATGCTCTGTTCATCTTCTTTCCCGATCAATTCATTTAACTGTGAAAAAACAGCGCATATCTCCCTATATTGCTCGATAGGGATAGAGTCTATCACCTTTAATACATTCTCGTTTAATTCCGACAACGAAGCGCGCCTGACGATCTGTCTCTGAAGAACATATCTGCGAAAGCGTGAGAAAGAGCCGCTCCCTGATACCGCTAATGCGATTATCCGGGATAGATAATCCGTATTGTCCGGGATATCGTCGCGCTCGAAAGAATGCATCTTACGCATCGTTTTAAATATGCGGCGAATCGTTAGTACGGTCGGTTCTTCGAAGGCCAGAATTCGACTCCCGAATGATAAAATATTAATTCCCATATTGATAAAAGGCGGGTCTCCCCGCCTTCAAAAATTAAATTTGACCACTATGCGCCCATAGATTCTTTCACTTCGCTGTCGTCGAACCAATATTCAGGAGATACACCCGATACGTCCGATTCCATCATCGTTCCTGCGACAGCCAGTCCGATAGCCCCGTCCGTATTCGCTCCCCGCGCCCCGATGGAAGCCTTCGGAAGCACAAGCCATACGTCATCCTTTGTTTTTGCAACAAGAGCCTTTTTGATATCCTGAGCACCCGATCCGCGTTTCCATCCGACGACCTGGCTCCCGGCTCCTGTAACTAACTCGCCTCCTTGCAGATCTTTTTTCTCCTGATATTGATACAATCCGATTGTGAAATTGATCGCAACATCGCCGGCCTCCCGATCTTCCCGGTAGGTGTTGCCGGTTATCTGATTCTTATACGAGGTTACGGACGCTTCTGCTTCCTCGTAAGTCCATGTATCTTGATGGACGTTTTCGATCTCGTGGAATGTGGATACGCCTTCCGATGGATGCAGGAGAGCGTACAATTTAGCCCCGCTGAATTCAGGGTCTTCGATCACGGGGCCATAGAAAAGCTGTTTAAGGCTTACCGCTGATATTTTTTTCTCTGTCATAACTTAAAGTTTAAAATTGTTTGTTTTGATAAAAAGTCTTACGTTCACGAAGTAGCTCCATGTGGCTTCGTCGTGTTCAGTGGAAATGCTGTCGATTGAATAGATTCCCCTTCCCTCCAATTCATTAAAATACACCGACCGGAATTCATTATTGGCAATATTTCCCAACTCATTGAGACGAGGATTGTTGGGGGCCGGATATTTCGAAGACTTGTTGTATGGGACGAATAGATTTACGTTGCCATATCCCTGCGACCAGGGTTCGTTGTTCATTGACAGGACATTGACGACGATCCGTTCGGATACATCCTTTTCTGTTACTGGCGGATGCACATCTTTGTGTACGGGAATGTCGGGAAATATTTCGCGGCACTTCCGATACAGAATGTTTTTAATATCTTCAGGTGTCATCATTTTTTGTTCAGTTCTTTGACTGCGTTCAGCGCTGCGCCGGATAACACATCATATCCTTTAGCTTCGACATATGAGCCGTATGGCATTCCGACAGCAAGTATCAGCGATCGTCCGGAATGGTCTAATTCATTCAATAGTTCGGTTGTAGCTCCTACTGCTTCTTCACGTCCATAATTATCGGCTACGCGCATTTCTTTAATCCTTCCATCCGTAATAGCATAACCGGGGGAATTGCGAAGACGGTACGTCCGGTTCTGATATCTGGTCTTGCTGGTTGCGTACCGGATGCCATTCTCGCCAGCCTTCCTCATGGCATCATCAATCTCCATCTCTAATTGTTCGAAGGCTTCCCTGATATCCGACAAGTCTATTACTATATCCATATCTGAGAGTAACCTAAAAAATTACACTTCCCTGGTTTTGCGACCGCCCCTTCGCCGCGCAATTCCCCATTCGGATAATATGCCCGCACACGATCTCCAATGGAGAATTTTTTTTGAATGCCTAACACAATATGATACCTGTACACATAAGCCTGTCCGTTGATGCCGACCGTCTTCGAAGCATCGTTATCGTCGCACCTGCATCGGCATACTTCAACCCATTCCTCTTTGCCTGTGCCAGGAACCGAATCGCCGTTTGAATCGGTCTCGGGCGGTTCTTTGTGCAGAAGATAGAGTATGTGTGGCATGTAGTACATATCACCAAAGGTCTGATGCGTCGGATATGGAACTCCCTGCTTCGGGGACGATCCCCAGTTGACTACATAACATCCGATAATATTCCCTCAATCCGGATTTATCCCATTGGACAGAAAATCCGTTCTCATTGACCGATTCCGGCATAGCAAGAATAGCGGGAATAAGACCCGTTATCGCTCTTAATACTTGCTGCTGGTTTTCTTTTGTAATTTCTGTTTCCAGAGAGATGTCCGGACTTGAGAGAGTGATATCGAGAAGGTCAGCCTCCGACAGTGAAACGCCGAAGGTCTGAAACCTACCCGTTATGTATTCGCCTATTGTCACGGTTCCGTATTCAATGAATAAATACCGTTGATTTCCGTGATTACCGGAAGCGAAAGCGATTCCGCTTTAGTAAATTCAACGCCGTTCGAATTCTGGGTTTCCCCGACCCCCCATTTGGATACCCGAATCCGCCCGTAGTTCGAATACGAAACCCCCGGCTCTTCGCGTAGTTCACTGTTAGAGTATGCGTTTTTGATGACGCCTAGATTCCCTGATGGAATAAACACGACATTTTTCGGATTCCAGGGCTCATAGGGCCTGAAAACGCCGTTGTCCTGAATTCTGCATTGCCTTCTTACCGGTTCGAAAACAGGTAGTTCGTTAGAGCGCATAAATTCATTCAGGGAAGAGAGCAGCAGGGGACTCGATGACTTATCCGTCCCGAAGATTACCTGTTTCATCTTTTTACTGCGAAGAATGAAAGATAATTTCGACGGGGCGAGCAGAATGCGGTCGAATACCACTTTGTCGGAAGCGGCATCTACAATGCTCTGAAGGTCATCGAAAACATCGACCGTATCGACATTGCCGTCTGTCCAACCGGTCGTTACGCTGGCTTTGTTTCCTGTCGGCATGTTGTAATCGATAGTCGTTTTAACACCTCCCTCAGGGTTATTGGTCGAATCGAGAGTAGCCACGCCTTCGTTAGACAATGCTCCCATAGCGATGATGTCTAATTTGGCATGAACGCCACTTACGACAGTCTTTGCATCCCCGAACATGAGATCTATCAACTGCTGTTTCGCGGCCCCTTCCGGGATCATCCGGCTATCGAGAATCTGCAATACTTTTCGATAGGTGTCAATTGTCATTGGAAGGGTTATTGCGTGAGTCAACACCTTTTTGGCGATTGTTTCAAGTCCTTCCGTCCCGATAACTGGCTCCTTCGAATTTCGATCAATGGTGGATGCGGCGATACTTACGTTATACTTGCCTTTAATCTCTTCGAAATCCAGTCCGATCGTAGGGTAATCCCATGTGAAAAACCGTTCGTAGAAAACGTTATCGAAAAGCTGCTTATGAAGCCTGGACACAGCATCGAAACGGAGCTGTATCTGTTTGGTCAGGTTTCCGAAAATGGAACTGTAAAAGAATTTTTCTGCCATAGCTTACTGTTTGATGAAGAAAATATTCGGGTTGTTTTTCAGTGTAATCCCCTGAAGCCACGATTCAGGGGGATCCGGAACGTATCCGTACAGAACGACAGCGTCATAGGCCACCGAAACCGTATCGGAATCATCGCCGTTCAAAGGATCGGTCGTCTCTCCGACGACACCGTTCGGGACATATTTATCTGCTGAATCCGTGGTCGCGGTAGCTTCTAAAAGGTTATCACCTGCCGCCAGCCCAGTAATGGCGGCAGAGAGTGTAATAGTGTCGTAATCGGCATTCGATGTGTCGATGGATGAAATCGTCACGCCTGTCGTCTCGCCTTCTTTCATCACGATGTCGGTGGCCTGGAATAAATGCCCCTTTTTAACTCTCGGCTTGGTTGTCGTGCCGCCCGTGACGACTTGGGCATGCTTCGAGATGCCCGCCGTTAGCGTACCGGGGACAATCGATACGAGAGTACCCTTCGGAATCCGCGTTCCTTTGGGGAACGTCTGAAGTAATTTGTATCCTGCGGGGAAAATCTTAGCTTCTCCCCTCCAAAAGACGGGCATACTGCCGCCGTAGGTTTCTGGTGTGAATTTTACTCCCATTTGTTTGATTTTTTATGGTTATTTATCTGGAAGGGCGCTCGCCCATGAATCCGCTTCTCCTTTGTCGATGTCGCTAAGAGAAGCGAGTAGTCCGGAATCGTTCTTGCTTCCTAAGTTAGCTGTCACGATGTTCTGCTTGACTTTAGACAGATGGGCTTTGATTGCGTTTTCGTCGGCATCGCTCGCAATAGAAAAGCCTTCGTCGATTCTGAACTGCGGGATATCGAGTTCTTTCGCAATCCGCAGAATCATCGACTCCCTCGTTTGCGCCGCCTCTTTCGCTGCATATTCATCGATTCGTTTCTGCAAGGGAACGACCTTTGCATCGATCATTTTACGAATCAAATCTTCGTATTGAGCGGAAATCATCGGCTTCATGTCGTTATCCGGAACAACGGTCGCCCCCTGTAGAGATACCGCGCTATGAGCATTAGCTGCGCTTGCCGCCTCCGCAGCACGTTGATTGCCGTATGATTCGAAGATGTTCTGAAGAGTGATTCCTTCGACAAAAGAATTCGCCTCTTCCGGGGTTGTGATCGCCTCGCTTTGCCCATTTACGACTCCTTCCAGAATGGAGTCGGGGACATCGGCAAAACGGGCTTTAAGTAATGACAAAATAGTCTCTTTCATGCTGATATTGTTTTGGTTGCAATTACAACACAAAAGAGGACACGTTCGGCACATTGGTCAATGCTTCCGAAATAAAAAACGTGACAACCGCGCGATTGTCACGAAAAGTCATTTTATCCGGGATTAGACATAAGAAAAATCAATGGTATTCTATATTATTATAATATTTATTAATTTGCAAGGGGGGTATCTTTATTATATTTATACTTAAATATTTTAAACCTATTATTTATGCAAAAGAATAGTAACATGAGAAGGCTTTTATTTTTATTTGTGGCTGCCGCCACGGTCGTATTTTCGTCCTGCTCAAAAGATGACAATAACGACGGTATTCAATTAACCAAAACAGATCTCGTAGGGGTGTGGAATGTCACATCTATCGCAACATCAGGAGACTTTAGCAATGTCCCGTCCGGCGGAATTTTAATATCTGTAAAAAACGATGATTCGTATACAGTTAAGTTCTTTAGCGATATGTACGTAGGCAGATATGAAATAAAAGGGAATACGATGGTCGGTACGACACTTGACCCTATTACGGAGTATTTTAAATTTGAAAGTCTTGAGGGCAATAAAGCTCAGATTTCATACAGTAATAGCGACGGTGGTAGATATCAGTTCAAAGTGGTAAAAAGCAAATAGTTAAGAAAAAAGAAGTGAACAAAAGAAAGCCCTGGCTATGCCGGGGCTTTCTTTTTACCGATGTGCGGTTTTTCGATCTTTGAGCAAGTCGATCAGTTCGACTATTGCTTCCATAAATTCCCCAAAAAAGACCTTGTCCGTTTTAAGGCGCTCCAATACGTCGGAGACTGTGAAGTTGTTTTGCATAGGATAACGGTTATGCAAAAGGCAAAAAGAAACGGTTTTGCCTGTCCCGTCGTTCTCCACATAGACATTATGCAGTGGGCGCATTAACGCACCACACGGGGGTACAAAACCGTTATGATATTGCCTATGTGAGAACGAGGCAAAGATAAAAAGAAAAAAATGAAACTAATTATTTAATATTTGTTTTAACAAATTGCATTATTATACTAACTGCTTGTAATTAAAATTATTAACAAGATGATAAATCCGATTACAAGTGCAACTATCCAGTTCATTGCAGTTTGAGATGTCCCAGTTGCAGAAAGTGTTTGTTGTTTGTAATAGTTTATATACTCATCCTGTTGAGATAGAGTTTTTTCCCGTAATTTAGATGTAGACTCGTACATTTTAATAGTAGCTTGGAGTATGTTTATTTGAAGTTGCATCGCATCGGCATCCCTAATTTTAGTTTGAAGATCACTAATGAGCCGTTGCTGAGAGGTTCGCTCATGTCGGAGATTTTGTACTTCTTGTCTCAAAGCATTGATAATGTTCTGCGCATCTGTGTCTTTAGAATCATCCGATTGACTGACTGATGAATATCTACTATCATTGTCGAATGAATAGCCATTGCTAGCACATATTGTCTTGTACGCCTCGTTTATTCGCTTTAGCAGCTCGTCGAAAAATGGGTCTCCATCGTGCTTGTCTGGATGCAACTTACTCACGTATAATCTATACGCCTTTTTCACTTTAGCTTTAGAAGCATTAGGAGGAAGTCCTAATATGTCGTATGGATTAACCATCTATTTATATTGGTTCTCTTATGGCGTTCACTTATAAGCCCGACAAACAAAGTTGTATTTTACCAAGAAGCCGAAAACGGAGTGAATATTATGGTCGTTTTTTTTGCACTTGAACACTGTACCTTTATGGTCGCATTTTCTTCTGAAAATGAATTGATGTATTGCAACCAATATTGATCGACATCTTGGAATCCTGTAATTCCTTGAAATAAATGTCCCAGATATGTTGCTGATTCATAATATTTGTCAGTATTCATCCTGATTTCGACCTTATTGAGCTTGTCGTTATCTGAAAAATAGTATATTACTTTGTCAATATAATCTTTCTCCCCAATATATATAAGACCTTTATGTGTAGCAGGGGATCGTTTTCGTATTTCTTTCGACGCAACATAATCTTGTGTTGCCCCGAACTCCAAAACCGGAACTAAGAACGTTTGAAGCGGAGATTTGACGGTAATATTATAAATTTCTTCTCCAAAATTGACTTTAGTTTTGCCGACGTGAACGGAGGTAATGACTCCCTTATTTACTTTTGCAATAAATTCATCATCAGAATATCCCTGCGTGGATGAATTTCCCGTATCAAACTCATTTGAATATTTGTCTTGACCGACCATGCCACTTAAAGTATATAAAGTGATATCGTGGATTTTGTCCAGAACCGGCGGTGGATTTACCCCATCACCGATTCCATTGTCACTTTTAGAGCAACCTATCAATAAAAACGTAACAATAGCCAGAAAGAGAATAAAAGACTTTTTCATTTTCATTTATTTGTTATAATTTATTTTACGTGATTTGGCTAAATTTTGCATAGTTGTGTTTTTCCTTAGACTGTGCGGCCCAAGTGAGGTATTACACGACCCCTTTTTTTTGAGATTCAGATTCCGCAAAAGTCATTGATTGTATTTTCGTTCGCAAGGCTCCTATTTCTTCTCGCAGGTTAGCTATCTCATTGTTTAGATTTTTGATTTCTTGATCTTTACGGTTAATCATTTTTACAAGTTCGATTGTCATGTCATTTAGATTTAGGTTAATAGATTCTTTATCGCTAATTGGGGATTTAGGTTCGGTTTTCAACATGGGGCCTTCGCCGGTAAGGAGCCACACACGATTTATATCTTGATAGTATTTCAATATCTTTTCTACAACTCGCTCAGATAAATCCCGCCCTTCTTTACGAGATTTTCCTATAGTTCCGACAGCAATGCCTAATTGAACGGTCACTTTGTTATCGTTCAAATCATTTATTTCCATATACTTATCGAATCTATCAATTCTTCGCATGAAATTTTATGTAAAAAAGTTCAACGTATATTTTGAATATATGTAAATTAATTCTACATTTGCAATACGATAATTCATTCAACTGCAAAACTACCGATGGATTATCATAACGCAAATAGCAAATATATACTATTTGCGGTGAAATACAAGTTCTTTGACATCTTTCAGCCCTCATAGTCCGGTGCGGATGGATTGCTGTTACGGGTTCGACTCCCGACCGGGCGCAATACAATACTACTTTTTTTAAACCCAATGGTTCCCTTTGCCGAATGTAATTATAATACTCTCTATCTAAAGGAACGTAAGTTACAGACAAAGGCTTCGTACCAACTGTCAGACAGGTTGTTTTCCAATATTCCTATAATCTGTGATAAGTTTTATCGAGCCATTCTGTCCAAGTACAAATATCTTCTGGTTTCAGATACATTATATTCCCGCTGCGAGAACATTTAATAACCCCTTTGTCGTCCTCGGATACTACTCTCACTTGCTTGCCATCTGATTTACAAACAGCTAATTGTCCTTTTGTAAATTTTCCTCCGGCAATCAAAGGGAGATCCGCATTCGGATCGGGGGACGCGAAATGTTTGGTTAGCTTTCTGACATCGTTTGTCATTCCCCAAACTTTAAAAAATAAAATGATCTGCAAAATACCGAAAACGATCATTACGATCCCAAAGAACATCATTAAACCATCCATGTTTGTAAGTTTTTAAAATAAGTTTTAAAGTTGCCTTCTATTGATTTTACCTTTAATAAGAAATATTTTCAGGACATCGTTTCTGTCGATAATCGTATCGCCTGAGAACCGCGGGTTCGTGGCCCGTAAAATAAATTTGCATCTATCTTCAGAAAGATACACATTCTTGATCGTTCTTAGGTTATCGCAGTTTGCGTTTGTTATAACTAAATATGGCTCCCCCCAGAGCATAGAATCAACATTGGTGATCTCCTTCACAAGAACGACTTCACCGGCAAAAAAGTCAGGTTCCATGCTCTCCCCGTAGACCGGAAAGGCAGCACAGCAATCATTCAAAGGCGGGTAACTGATAAGATATTGAGACACCTCCGGAATGTCGTTAAAGCTTTCTGCAATAGACGCTGTTACGTTGATGTCGTAAAATGGGATGCCCCGTTTTTCAGTAATCTTATCTTCGGGCCTAATAAGCATTTCGCCCTCACCGGTTAGAAGCCAAACTCGATCAAACTGAGGAAAAGTATCCGCAACTTTATTAAATAGGTTATCAGTAAGGTATTTTTCCGAACCATTAAATGCTGATGACAAATTTGTTTTGTCGAATCCAATGCATTCAGCAAATTCTTTTTTCGTAGACAGCACTTTTTCGTAGCGCAATCTTTCAAAAACATCTAACAACCTATCTTTTTTAGTCATTATATATCAATTATTTGCACATTGCTTAGCGAGGTTGTACGAAATTAATTTGTATATTCATTTGTAAATACAAATTTAATTTGTATATTTGCAATACAATAATACCGCAACAACAAAGGTAATGCGATATTATCAATGTGAAAATAGTAAAAAAATACCAAAACTATGATTACAATTTCTTACTCAGTTCTTCGATCGTTCTCTGCTGACTCTCGATTATCGCTATCAGCCGGTCTTCGCGGGATGATTCGACATTTGACTCTGTACGCAACATAGCGCCCTTACCCGTAAGAAGCCATTCAGCGGAAATGTCAGGGAAAGCCTTTAGTATTTCAAGTAAAAATTTCAAAGAAGGCAGATTCTCTTTGTTCTCAACCTGCTTAATAGTAGGCTGAGACATTCCGATCAACTTGGCAAATGAGTTTTTATTTAAATTTTTATCATTCATTATCAGAACAATACGCTCATTGACCAAAAAATAATCAAGTTTTTCTTGCATTTATTCAAGTAATTACTTTATATTTGCAATACAATAATACCGCAACAACAAAGGTAACGCGATATTATCAATGTGAAAATAGTAAAAAAATACCAAACCATGAAAATGAGGATTAATAAAAGCGAAGTAATGAAGAGGGCCTGGAAGATTTTCAGAGGTAAAAACCCCTATTCGTACAGTTTTTCAGCAGCCTTGCGTCGCGCATGGTTTGTTGAAAAAGAAAATGCCAGGGCTGAGATTGAAAGAATCGAACGCGCCGCCGCAGTAATCCCGTCGCACAGCGACATGCCCTTGTTGGATGCGAGCCGCTATTACAATGGGGCGGATAGTTACGGAAGATATTTTGGAGATTAAAAAAATAGACAAATGACAAACGCTTTTAAAAAGGGAATGTTGGATGCGCCCAAAAGACATCAGGTTTTGATTCGGGAAAAGATTAAAGAAAAGTTGGGCATCACAAGTCGTATACAATTCAATAATCGACGTGATGGCATCGTGAATCATACTCCGGCAGAAAGAGACGCCATAGAAGCCATTTTCAATGAGTTTGGTGTAACCGCCCCCTGGGGGAAAGAATGATATGAAAACCGATTCGATACTAACCAAAAGAGAGGCCCAGGTAGCCGAGTTATGCGTCAAGGGGTATATCGGGAAAGAGATCGCCGATAAGCTTAATACCTCTTACCGTACTGTCGTGAACCACTTTCAGAACATTTACGACAAAACAGGTATCCGCCGGTCAACCAATGCCCTGGTGTCGTGGTGGTTTTGCGTGAACTTTTCGATTGACATTTCAGAAACGGCAAAGCAGATTATCGCGGGGGTATTCTTTCTGATGGTTCTTCCTCACGAGATTTTCATTCACGACACACAGCGGCGCTTTTCCCGTAACGGACGGGTTATCGAACTGGTAGAAAAAGATTACGAACCGGAATTTATGCCTCAAATGTTGGCTGCATAATAAAGCAAAAAATGAAAGCAAGCATAAAAAAATACGACAATAGTTTGCAAAGTCAAAAAGGTTTTGCATCTTTGCTGTTGCCAAAGTTTCATAACACTGTCAAATCTTTAGATTTTACAGGCAACCACCCTTATAACGAGGTGGGGACTTTTTCAGGTATATCTTCTGGTGACAGTGGATATGAGACTTTGGCGAGTTTTAGAAAGAGCCCCGCCTCTTCTGTTATATACATATGTCAAATTTTTAGACCATGCCAAAGTCTCCTAAAAATTTGCAGCCCGACGCACCAGGTGCGCCCGCTTCAACGCAAGAGCGTGCGAAAGTCGCTCAATCTATCTTTAATCTTTCTGACGAGGAAATCATCCATCGTTTCAAATCTCTTTCAGAGAGTGAGATCCGCGATCTCGCTCCGGTGCTCCGTATCCTTTTCTGTATGCTCTTAATTCATAACAATAAACGCTAAACAACTGTATTGCAATACACTAAATTAAAATACGATGGAAAATTTATTGAAATGTGATGGCCGCCGTTTTCGGTGCAAAATCAAAGAGACTCCCGCCGAAGGCAGAATCCGGGTAGAAAATGGCAATGTGTATTTATGCCAAAATAAGCAAGAGGGAGCAGAAGCGAAATGTAGGTTCGGTTATAAATATAGCTGGGACGTTTCATCTGGATCAGATAAACACCTTGCATACAACGATGTTTCCGACTTCGTCCTAATCCCTTCTACCCCCGATGAAATCGAATCCTACAAGGACTGGCAGGTGGGAGACAAGGTGTGTTGCAAGGAAGGTATCGTCATTTCTCCCTTCTCACCATATGGCGAAATTATTTTCAGAAGCGGAGAATTGGTTGTACCAAAATTCAATGACCGTGCCCCCTACGTGTTTACATGTAACGAGCTTTACAAGCGAGGCTATCGCCTCGATATCAAACCCCTTTCTGAAGAAGAAAAAACCGTTGAAATTTCAATGGACGAGATTGCCGAAAAATGGGGCATTTCGAAAGATCAGTTGAGAATCAAGAAAGAATAGTAACGAAAGGTAGCGCACGATAGGCGGTTAATCGGATAGGCCGCAATGTTTGCCGGCATCATAGTCACATTAGGTAGTTCGACTCTACCCTGCGCGCATAGATAAAACCACAAAAATGAAAGCAAGCGTAAAAATATGTGAAAAATGTTTGCGAAATCAAAAGTTTTGCGTACATTTGTTATTGCGAACCGATACGAATATCGTATCACAAAAACATAATAACGCTGATAATAAAGCGTTGCCCTTTGTCCACTTCTACTACGGTAGTCGTGTCGGTTCGCAAAACTTGACAGGGCAACGCCTTTTTTGTTGCCATATATTAAAACTTTTAACTGACAAATGCGAACCGAAGTTAAAAGCACTAAGGCGAATAATAGTACCCTTACTGCACCCGTACCTGAATTACAGGACATCCTCAATCTCTCAAACCGAGAGATCGCAAAATCTTTTTGCAGAATTAAATCCTTTTCGTATCTTTGTAATGCGACAGAACCGTATTGCACGGTTTACAAAGTACATAAAAGCCTTTTTTGGGCGTATCTCCGTTGCGCTTCTACTCCGTGTAGTGGCGGTTCTGTCGCAAGAATTGGGGGTGCGCCCTCTTTTTATGCAATTAACTGACTTGTGTTCAACAAAATGCGACAGAACGACACAAGCGGTAAGGCGAATAATAGTACCCTTACTGCACCTGTATCCGAATTACAGGACATCCTTAACCTCTCGAACCGAGAGATCGCAATCCGTTTACAATCACTCTCTTTGGACGATCTTGAAAAGCTCGCCCCGCTGCTTCGTGTACTTATGTATGTCGTTTTAACGCGAGAAAGCCATGCCACAGAAGAACATTCCGCAAACAGTAACCTTTGGTCAGGTGATGGATTATATTAGTGAATTAGAGGCATCTAACCGGGTGCTTAGCGCTGAGAACAATAAGATGCGCCACTACTTTAATCTTGAATTGGTGGCCGACGTGCCGGTATCGGTCAATACTGCGTGCGATATACTCGCTCGCCATGCGAACTCGATCCGATCATACATAACCAGTGGATTGCTCAGATTGCACCCCGACAGTACGGACAAAGCACTGAAGATAAGACTTGATTCGGTTCTCGCATTCAAAAAAGCTAAAGCGGAGAAACGATGAAAGCGGTACTATTTATTACAGCCATATTGCTTGCGGCGAACGAGTCGCGCGACATCTGGGTGAACCTGATCGGCATCGGATTGATGGCATTGCTTGTAGTTCTTTTTAACCACAAAAAACACACGACCATGAACGAAGATTTCAAAGTATCGGACAAAAGTAACGATCCGGATCTGAATACGCCCCGGATTGCACTTTCGAAGCTGGCCGTTTCGGGAGAAATGAGCGAAGACGGTCGCAAGGAAATTATCAACTACTTAAACGAATTATAGCCATGATAAAGCTAACAGCCGAAGATTATCGCCGTATGGCTTTCTTGGTTGAAGACAAGTCATACGATTTCAGCAGTGATTTCGAAACTACGATAGAGTATGACACCGACCGGTTCAACTCCGATCTTCAGGTTCATGCAATGTCTTACGACCATGACGGAGAAACAAGGCTATTTATTACGTATGCACAATTAACAACCTCTATTCCAGAAGGCACAATAAATAATGACTTCGACAAAAACAGATTGCAGTACAATTTGGTTCATTAGGTTTTTGTAAGTTAAGGTTAATGATTCGCCCTGCGCCATCCGCGAGGCCCGCGCAGGTTATTTAAAAATTCAAACACGTAAATATTATGCTAACAGAATTAACATCGGATCAAAAAAGGATCATGCTTGAAACGCGTGATGAATGGATTAATCTATTCTTTGATAATGTCAGGAACAAACGAGGTATAGACAAGCCTGCTTTCGAAGAAGGGATCAAATGGCTTTACAACGATTTGCTGAAAAAGCCTACTCCGAAGATTATTTATTGTGATGGGTGGCTGAGCTGTTTATTAACCATCGCGATTTTAAAGGATAAAAACCTGATTAAAAAATCATGGGATTCGGTCATGGCTTCGGTCAAGGATTCGGTCATGGATTCGGTCAGGGCTTCGATCAAGGCTTCGGTCGGGGATTCGGTCAGGGCTTCGGTCTGGGATTCGGTCGGGGATTCGGTCTGGGATTCGGTCTGGGATTCGGTCGGGGATTCGGTCTGGGATTCGGTCGGGGCTTCGGTCAGGGATTCGGTCGGGGATTCGGTCTGGGATTCGGTCTGGGATTCGGTCGGGGATTCGGTCTGGGATTCGGTCGGGGATTCGGTCAGGGCTTCGGTCTGGGATTCGGTCTGGGATTCGGTCGGGGATTCGGTCTGGGATTCGGTCGGGGATTCGGTCAATGAATATTCATCTTATATTGATTTATCGAATTATGGATGGGTCTCATTTTATGACTTTTTCGAAAAGATAAATCTGTTGGATAATTTCAATTTCAAGCAATATAAAAAGCTTATCAGATCTAATGTTTTCAATGCTTATGAATATGAAAATTACGTATTCGCAATTCAGCCTCCAGTGTATATAGAGACTAATTTAGCCGGAAGGCTTCATTCCACAACACAGGCTGCCGTCCAGTTCAGGGATGGATCGGAATATTATTTCATCAACGGCCGTTCTATTCCGGCATGGATTGTCAATGACAAAAGTTCCATCACGAAAGAGCGGTTTATGAAGGAAACGGATGCCGATATTAAAGGAGCTATTTATGAATCCATTGGACAGCAAGGTATGCTGGATCTACTCGGAGCGAAAGTAGTTGATCGGCGGGAAATCGTCCATGCTAACGGAGATAGGGAGGTTGTCGAACTTCTTAAAACGAATGATTTGTTTAAAGAAATCGATAACCAGCCTTTCGCATGGGTCTCGATGTGCTGTCCGAGTACGGGCACTCATTATCTGCAAGGTGTAGAACCGCACCATACGAACGCGATAGAAGCCATTGCATCCCTTTCGCCATTTAACGCTAAAGATTATTCATTCAATTTCAGAGCATAAATTATGGAAAACATCAGATTTCATCAGGGCGATGTGATCGGGGCTTCGATAGATGCGATCCCGGCATCCGCAATCATGGTTAAAAACCGTCCTTTAGCAATCAGCGACCGCACGAAGCATGCGCACGTGTTGACCGGTAATGTAGAACGTTACGAGGTTGACAAAAGGGTCATTTATAAAGTCAACGAGGAATCGATACTTCAGCATGTATCATTGTTATCTATGGACGATGAGTCTTATCGGTCGCCGATAGATCGGAAATGGGAAGATCATAAGCCGATCAGATTGTCCCCTGGCATATACGAGTTCTGGATACAGCAGACATACAATCCTTACACTCGATTGATGGAGGATGTGAAGGATTAACAAATAAAAAGCGGGTGGCGAAATTGGTAGACGCACATAAACAGGTGGGCTGATAGTGGTCGGGGCAACACAGTTGCCGGAGGACGCTCCTCGGAAAGCAGCCGTGCGGGTTCGAATCCCGCCCCGCTGACAAAGAAGATGAAAGGCTTCGGATATTCGAGTTTTAACGAAATATTTTTTTTGAAACCATACAGTATAGGCAGTCACCGAAGACGTTCGGATAAGTGACAAGCAATGATGCGGGGAGTGCGCCCTTGAGTATGTACAACAAAACAGGGCCAACACAAACAAAGCTGACAGATACCTTTTCTCGCAGGTAAGTTTCAAAGCTGTCGCCGGGGCAGAATCGGCCCTATACGCAAAAGCAATGGCATAAGCGAGTAAGATGCCGATAAAATGATTAAAAATTATGGGACTAAATGAAGGAAGCAATGCAATGTACATTGGAATCAGCGAAGGAAAAATTTCGCTGCGAGTAAAAGAGGGCACGCCGGGGGCGGTTCAGGTCGTAGGCAAAGAGAGTGGGAAGATCAGTTGGGTTAAGTATTACCGATCCGTTACGGGATACCTTACCGGTCTGGTCAATAAGCAGGATAAGTTCAACGACAAAATGTACAACTGGCACCTGACAATCGTAGATGGTAACGATACTTATATCATGCAGGTCAGAGAGCAAAGCGGTTATGGACGTTCGCTGATGAAGTCGCTACCGAATGTGGATTTTAATCAAAAGATCACTTTTTCGCCCTATCTGAAGGTCGTGGAAGATAAAAAGCGAGGAACGCTTTACCTCCAGCAGCGCGGAGAGAATGTGGATTGGTATTTCACACGAGAAAATCCGCACGGACTTCCTGAATTGGAGGAACGGATTGACGGTCGGGGAAATATCACCTATGACGATTCGGCGGTGCTCAATTTTTTTCTGAACTATGTAGATAATGAGATACTGCCCCGGATCGAAGCGGCAAACCGGAAGCGTCTCGGTGAACTTCCAACTGAGGAGCCTATAACTGAAGAGGATGATCCCACCGCATGGATGGAGCAGGAACACGCTCGACAAGTTGCTTCTGTCCGTGCCGAACATAAATCGTCCGGCAATCAATCTTCAGATATGAATCCTTATCAGCGGCCGCCACGTTCGATAGCTACGTTTTCCGACGGTACGCCGATTCCGAATCCTGACGATCTTCCATTTTAAACAATTTGACTATGGGACGCTTATTCCATAACCCGTCAGCGAAGCAGATTACTTTTTGCGACGAACGCTTTTACGAAACGAAGGAAGGCAATTTTTATCCTTCCGTAACTACGGTATTGGATCTTTATCCTAAAGGTAAAGAGTTTAACGAATGGCTGAAGCGTAACGGTCAGGATGCGGATGTGATCGTGATGTCCGCTGCAGATAGCGGCTCTAAGGTACATGAGGCTATCGATAAGTTGCAGCAGGGCGTAGAGGTATTCTGGGACGATAGCATATATACGCTGCGGGAGTGGCAAATGATTAACCGGTTTATCGATTTTTACAAAAGGTTTCGCCCGGAGATTATCAGTTCGGAATTTACCCTGGTATGCGATAAATACGGCATTGCCGGTACGGTGGATATGGTTTGTAGGTTGCTCGGTAAGCTATGGTTGATCGACTTCAAAACATCCAACTACATCCACAGCACACATCACATTCAGGCAGCCACTTACACCACCATGTTTAACGAAATCAACAAGGGTAGATACCAGCCTATCCAAAAGACGGGTATCCTGCATCTAAATGCCAAAACCCGTACGGAAGGATCAAAAGGAAAGATTCAGGGTGTAGGTTGGCAACTGATCCCGGTGGCGAATTGCCCGAAACATTTTGCATCGTTCCGTCATGTACGGGCTATTTGGGACTTGGAGAATCCGAATCCGAAGCCTAAGAATCTGGTATACCCCGACCGTTTAAAACTTTCTGATTATGGACACCTTGCAACGGCTTCTATCTGAGGCTGCAGAGTACCAACGGTACGCAGAACAAAAATGCCCTTCAGATCCATCGGAGATCAACGAGCGCATCAGAACCCTCCAGGTATATGTCGCCCGCACCGGACAAATGCTGGCAGAAGCGAAGCTCCTGCTCAATCGCAAAAAGAGTTCGGAAATAGCGGAGACCGTAGTAAAAATAGCTAAAGAAGGACATCTGTCCGCCAAAGCGCAAAATGCTATCGTAGACAGTATAGCGGCAGAAGAAAAGTATTTGGTAGACTGGCTCGACAGGTTGAATGCGGCCTGTACGCATCAGGTAGACCACACCCGCTCACTGCTCGCATATGAGCGTGAACAGATGAGATTATTACGCACCGGTTATTAAACACATAAGATCATGAAGCACAACAAAGGCGATCCCTGTAGTGAGTTCGAACGGCTACTGAAGGAAGAAAAAGATTCGTCAACTTGATAGCGCGGGCAAGCATTGCACCGCAAAACTCAAAGAACAATCCGGATTCAGATACTCAGATATGAAGAAGGCAAAATATTAAGCATTGAAATACTTGTAATCCTGCATGGACGGTTTTATTCGATTAAATAGAAAGTTCTTCACGAATGTTTATTGGTCGCAGCAACGCACCTTTAGTCTGTCGGAAGCGTGGCTCGATTTGATTCAGATGGCACGATTTGACGCGGAACCAGCAACGAAAGAACTACCTAACGGTCGCTTGATAACTATTAAACGAGGCGAAATACACGCGGGTTTGCGATTCTTATCCGATCGTTGGGGCTGGAGTGTCGAAAAGACGCAGCGATACATCAATAAGCATATTAAAAAACACGAAATCGAACGCCGAACCGAACACGGAGAAAGTATTATAAGTCTCTGTAATTACGAGTATTACAATCCGATGGAAGGCACTCTACCGAACACTACATCAGACACTATGTCAAACACTACCCCGTACACTGCCCGAACACCGACCAGTACGAATAATAAGAAAGATAAAGAATATATACACCCCCCTTACCCCCCATCCGGGGGGACGGCGGGTGCCGGTGCAGCGGAGCCGGGGCGAAGCCCTGATATATCTTCCGAATCTTTTACGGATACGGCGGGCCGGGCGGCGGACGGCAGGCAGGGCGCTCCTTTATGGCGGGGCGATTTCACGGTTTACCAAGCCGAAGCAAAGTCAGCGCTGGAGCAATTGAAAATCGACCAAGAATTCATAGCGGAGCAGCAGCGGTTTTACCCCGGTGTTGACATAGGCATGAGTATGGAAAAGGCGTACTGTAACTTTTGGGGAATACCCGATGGTTGGGAGCACAAGAAACGTCAAAGATCCCGTACAATCAACTGGAAGAGTACTTACAGAAACGCTTTATCTCTGAAATCCAATCAAGTGGCAGTAGGCACCGCTTTACATCAGGAGCCTCGTCCAGTTAAACCAATCAGACTATTATGACCGACGAAATGAACATACCGCAGGCCGAAAAGCTGGAACAAGCCGTAATCGGCGCATTGCTTCTGGAGCCGGGCTACCTGCCGGAAGTCGTGACGGTGCTTACGCCGGATAGCTTCTTCAACCCCTTCAATGCGAAAGTGTACGACATTATCCGCACCATGTACGACAGCGGCGAGCAGATCGACTTATTCACCGTATCCCAGCGATGCAAACGGGATAAGAAGCTTTCCGGGGAAAACGTCGTACCGGTACTTGCGGACTACACGACGCTGGTTGGTTCGGGAGCGGGCGTCGTGGCCCATGCGAGAATAGTGTATGAGAAACATTTATCCCGTCAGATGATTTCCGTTGCCACGAAAGTGCTGGGCGAGATACAGGGTAACGGGGATATAGTCGAGATCATCGACGAGTTTAACGCCGGAATGGATCGCATTTCGATGGCGATTACCGGAGGACGCGGAGCGCAGCACATCGGTGAGTGGCTGAAGGCATCGCTTCGGGATGCAGAGCGCCGTCAGACATTGTCTCAAAGCGGTTGTACGCCAGGGGTGCCTACCGGACTTGCGAGACTCGATGAACTGACTACCGGATGGCACGGCGGGGAGTTGATCGTGCTGGCAGCTCGGCCCAGTGTAGGTAAAACGGCTTTTATGCTGCATAGTGCGCGTGCCGCTGCACAAGCGAGTTATGCGCCTTGCATCTATTCGCTCGAAATGAGCGGTACTTCTATTGCCGACCGGCTGTTACTTTCGGAATGCAATGTCGATCCGGAGGTGTACCGTTCGGGGCGGATGGATGCCGATGACTGGAAGGAAGTTGAACGCGCGACCGGTTTGCTTGGCAAGCTTCCGATCTACATAGATGACAAGCCGGTAGTTTCCATGCGCTATATCCGGTCGCACGCCAAAGTGATGAAAAAGCGGGGTAAATGCGGGATTATCTTTATTGACTACCTACAGTTAGCTGATACGGCTACCGACCAGCGTAACCGTAACCGGGAGCAGGAGGTCGCACAAGCGAGCCGACAGGCAAAAATTATCGCCAAAGAACTCGACGTCCCGGTCGTACTGCTTTCCCAATTGTCTCGCAAATGCGATGATCGAAGTGGGGTCAATAAAATGCCGATGCTTTCCGATCTACGGGAGTCTGGTGCTATTGAGCAGGATGCCGATGTGGTAGCATTTCTCTTCCGGCCAGCCATCCACAATATTGAATATTGGCCGACTTCGCAAGGCGAGGTTAGTACGCGCGGGTTCGGGATTATTAATATAGCGAAGCAGCGTAATGGTCCTACCGAAGAGGTGGCTTTCAGACATAATCACTCTTTGACAAGGATTACTGATTACAAGCTGTATGATAATGTGCCAAAACAAGATACCCCTTTCTGAGCGTGTTTATGAAGCGATCCGGGAGATTGAACGGGAAAAGATAGTGAATAATATCTTCCCGTATCACGCATTGTTGATAAAAGACCTGTCCGAAAAGTTGAAGATCCCAACGGTAGACATCTATTGTGCTTGCGTGGAATTATACAAGCAGGGGATGATTACTGGTGGAAATACAGTTAATGATAAATATTTCAAAGTATTATGATTCATATTGGCATAGACACCGGCGTTAAAACAGGATTCGCCGCATGGGACTCCGAAAAAAGACATTTTCTGGAGGTCGTTACACTAACGATCACACAGGCAATGGAGAGAGTACTTATTTACCGGAATATCAGCCTTACTACCGGAAGTGAAATCAGGCTGTATATCGAAGATGCTCGTCTACGCAAGTGGTTCGGCAATACCGGGCGGGAAAAATTACAGGGAGCAGGCTCGGTTAAAAGAGACGCGCATATCTGGCAGGACTGGTGTCGAGAGCATGAAATCGATTGCCTGATGGTCGCTCCGAAAAACAATAAAACGAAAATGAACAGCGAGTCGTTCAAACGGCTTACCGGATGACGGAAAGCCGTATCGGAACACGCACGGGATGCGGCTTGCATGGTGTATGGTAGGTAAAAACATTAAAAACTTTAAAGAGTTATGGAGATTGTACAAGTAAAACAATTATCGCATGGGGATAGGTTCGCCTTGAAGGACTGGATGGATAAACCTCAGAACAGAGTCGTTTACAGAATCCCAGAGAGGCCTTCTGACTCCGTAGTCGCTAAAAGAAAACCATCAAAGTCATCTGCGAATCAGGGGGGGGACAAAAGGATTAGGAAGGATGAGTGGGTTTATAAGCCGAAACAGGAATAATAGCAACACGTGAAAATGAAATTCGATAACGCAAAACGCTTAAAATAAAAAAAAATGACAAAATATATTACTATAGATGTCTGTACAGACATTGATGTGCCCGTTTATGAAATCATAGAACAAATAAGCGACAAAGATTTGATTGACGAGATACTTAAAAGAGGGAGATCAGTTAGATCGGGTGTGAAAATCGTTCCTGTTGAAGAATATAAAAAAGGGAATTTCAAGCGCCTTTTGTGTGATATACTTTCATTAGGCTATCAGGTGTCGGATGACGAAGTGATACGCAAAATAAAGGAGAATTTATAAGGCGACAAATTGAGCAACATTCCTACGATACTCGGGGAGTATTGCCAATTAAGACCTGGCAAGACTTCTTTACTCAATCCCCGGTTTGTAACCGAAATGATGGGCTTTCCTACGGACTGGACGGAATTACCTTCCCGAAATGGCGAAAAGAATCGATCAAAGCCTACGGCAATGCGATAGTGCCGCAGGTGGCGTATCGGATATTCGAAACGATTAATGAATATGAAACCCTATCGAGGTGAAAAGGAGCGAGAAATAATGTTGGACACTATCTATAATTCTGATTGTATAAATTTCTTGTTGGATTTGCCGGACAATTCGGTTGACTGCTGCGTGACCTCTCCGCCATACTACGGCCTTCGTGATTATAATGTTACCGGTCAGATAGGACTGGAGGAAACGCCGGAAAAATACATATCCCGACTGGTTAGCGTCTTTCAAGAGGTTCGTCGAGTACTTAAACCGGAAGGAACTTTATGGGTGAATATCGGAGATTCCTATGCCGGAAGCGGCAAAGGAGCTTGGAAGAATAAAACCGCTCAGAAGGAAATTTATGTACCTGATCATGGTAGCGCTATTGCCCGAATGCCGAATGTTTGGGAAGGGATTAAGCCGAAAGACCTAATCGGTATTCCGTGGATGTTGGCTTTTGCTCTGAGACATGCCGGTTGGTATTTACGCCAGGACATAATCTGGGAGAAATCGAACTGTATGCCGGAAAGCGTGAAGGATCGTTGTGTGAAATCTCACGAGTACATTTTTCTGTTCAGCAAAAGTTCTAAATACTATTTCGATTCCGAAGCAATTAAGCAACAGGCAAAGCCATCGACCATGAAACGGGTATCGCAAGACTTAGAACATCAAACCGGATCTACACGGCCGCTGAAAAAGAACGGAACAATGAAAGCCGTTATCGGCGGTCGCAAGCGCGCAAACCAAAATGGGATTCTCGATGATTCCAATCCCATGTTCAGAAGTAACACCGACCGAGAATACGAATACACAGACTATGCCAACAAACGCAGTGTATGGACGGTTTCAACAGCCCATTGTAAAGAGATGCATTTTGCCGTGTTTCCTGAAAAGTTAATCGTGGATTGCATTAAGGCTGGATGTCCGGAGCACGGGATTGTTTTAGATCCATTCATGGGATCAGGAACTACTGCTGTTGTTGCCAAGAAACTGAACCGGCATTATCTCGGTAGCGAGTTGAACCCTGATTACATCCGAATCGCAGAAAAAAGACTGATTTACTACAAAACACAACAAACAATGTTTTGATTATGAAAAGCAGACGAGCAGAACAGGTATTACAAGCAGCTTCCTTTACCAATGAATACGGCTATCAATATGTTTGTATTGACAGTGCTTATGCAGCCGTCGAGCTTGCCGAGCGAGATGCAGAAAAGAGAATGCGCGAGAAAGCGCATAAGATTGTCAAAGAAATGATGATGGCTATCAGTAAAGGTAACACGCCTCAAAAGATGGCTGATGAATTTATCCAAAAACTCAACGAGCGATGAAATTCATTACACCCTGCTTTGTTCGGGTTGAGAATCCGGAGAAGCGAAAGGATTTGTTTGAATGGCTGTGTGAGATTGGATATGTTCCCACATACCGAATTGACAAGTACTATCCCGTTGTAGTTGCGGGTCTTACGAAAGAATGCGTAGACATAGCTCCGAAATCAGTCTTCGAAGGATTGGCATATTACGGGCTGATTGACTGCGGCGAAAACATCGAATTGTTCAAAGCACTGGCGGCGATGAATGACGATAACGACCGGGAACAATGGTTCATCAACGATAACTACGCGGATGTTGGATGCGTGATGTGGCATCTGTGTGAGGAAAAGAAGTTTAAACACTACTATGTAGAGTGGGAGGATGGAGAGACTGATATTTGCAGTGATTTTCGCAAAGCCACCGCCGAAGAGATCATCGAACACTTTAAAAGTAAACAACCATGAAACGACAAATAAATATTCTTCTATCAGATGATTACAGCACACAACAAATGAAGCTGAGATATACGCATATAAAGGCTGGTATTTGGGGCTCGTATGGATTGAGAACAATATAGGTAAAGCGATGAAAATTACCATACGAGCAAATTTTCAAAATAGTTAAACCGCCTCCGGGCATAACATTATAAGCTATGATTTTAAGATTTAGAGAAGGTTCCGCGCTTCATGCCGAATTAAAGCGGATGTACGATGTGCGCGAAGCCACGTACAAAGAGGCATGCGACATTATCGAGGAGTTGGTCGGTGAGCGACCGATAGCATTCGGATGCTACTGGAGCTTTGACTGCACCTGTATATGGAATCCGCACATGGTCGCATTTAAAGAAGGTTTTGTTCCCGATCCCAAATTGATGTCGGAAAATACGAAAAAATCAACCGGTGAGCATAAAGCATACAAAGTGCTTAGAACCACCCCAAAGGGCCGGGAGGCGTCGGATAAATTCAATAAATTCGACAATTACCTCACCTCTAAAGGTCTGGAAGAACTGGGGCTGCCTATGCACGCAGAAAATCGGTATTTCTATTTCATGCCCAGCAAGGATGAAGCCGGGTACTACCTCGCGGTTAGCAATGATATAGCCGATGTGCTGCAAAAGAACGTCGATATCACGATTGAAATGTAAAGCGATGAAAAAGATCATGTTTAACGACCGATACGGCCTGACACAAGCGGTAATCGAGGGTCGAAAGACCGTAACGAGACGAGTAGTCGATGATTCGGGG